CGGCCGTACGTGACATAATAAGCAGCGATCAATAGATCCGCCATCATCTCAAAACCAGCTTCAATGTTGTTAGTTGTTGTGGAACCTGAACCACTATTATTTCCTCTCATTCGAAGTACGATGTCGCCATTGGCTAACACTACTATAGATATTTTCAATGAATCGAAAACAAACTTAGCATATTTCCACATCTCAGGAGGATTCATATTTTTAAAAAACTTAAACCGACGATTAGCAACTCTATAAAGATAAACTAATCTGTCGTACCCTTCAATATCGAGAGCCCAGCGAACTGGTCGAACAAAAGTTGAATCTGGGTGACGTTTAAGAATTTCATGGGCTAGTTGGTTAACACCACCAAAAAAGGGGGAAAATCCGTACTTAGACCATTGATAATTTTTAAGAGCTTCATTAGCGGGGCCCATTATACGAGTTTGCCAGTACAACAAATGAGCTCCTGGAACAGAAAAAGATCTGCCTTTCTTTTTAAGATAATCATCTATGACAGCCCACTGTTCTTTAGGGCAGGAACGATACATTGGTCCAATTGCTTCCAATGCTTCTATATCATATTTGATCTCAGCCCATAAGGGCGAGGCGTAAAAAGCGGCACGGGTTTTAAACCCAAACCACCGTCATGGGAGACTGGGGGTTTTCTTCTGTTTTATGTGGTCCATGGTTTCTTCATCAGTCCACATTACCTGTGAGAGAGCAGGTTCTAGCATTCTATCAACATATTGAAAGGCTACTTCCTTAGGCATATCAGTGCTAGGCCAAGGGCGATCAGCATCCATCTTCATTTCAGCTATATCCATGGAATCTCGAGTAGGAGTACTATAAAAAAACTCATCGTGTGTATAAGTTTCGAGTTCATTCCAATCTGGAAGGGAAATTGTTTTAAGATAAGATGGTTTACAGGTAAGATTAAATTCTTCAGCTAACTTAATCTTGTTAAGAGCTGGAGGTACGGTAGCTAAATACTGTAACTCTTTATACTGGCGCTTAGGCTCAGATATAAAAATTATAGATTCCAACTTGTGGAAAACCTCACTCTCTGCAGTAGGAGAGAAGAGTTCTATAGCAGCATTAACATCGTCATGCGTATAAGCATGAAAACCGTAAACTTTACCGTTTGTGACGTATGGGGAACCACACTGAGCACTAAAAGTGTCGGATGTGTGGCAATATTCAGAATTATCCGTCCAGTACCCGCCAGTACAGACTTCTTTACGTATATCATCGCTCGGGTCCATAGTATACAGACACATTTGTGTTGGGCGATCAGAGAGTACTCCTTGCTTAAATGCACGACCAGGGATTCCAGAAATATCGGCTGTTATACCGAAGTCCCGTCCAACCTTAGTCCATGATGTTTGGCGAAGAACACCTCCCACTGAGACATAGCTCGTAAGACCACTTACCACATGATATGCAGTATATAAG